CATAACTCTAAGTTTAAACCAATCCCATGGTGCATCATTTTCATTAGAGTATTTTATTTGTTCTAATATATGAGTACCAATAGCTACACTTAAATGTGTAAGGTTAGCTTCACCTTGATATGATTTGTTTCCTCTCATACTGTTGCGAGCAAAGTGTTGTTGTATAGTATCCATTGTGAATACTAAATAGGCTTTAAGATCTTCTAACGAAGTTTCTTTCAAAAGATTACAGGCAATATGTGCTTTGGATTTAGTAATCTTTTTCTTTAGGTAGTCAAGTTGTTCCTCCATTTTATGCCCTTCACTTTTATATTATTATTTAA